TTATATCCGGTTCTTCAGTGCATAGAGCATTTCGAGTGCGCGGCGCGGGGTCATGTCATCCAGGTCAACTTTCGCCAGTTCATCCAGCACCGGGTGCGGCAGGCTGGCGAACATATCGCTTTGCTGCGGCGCTGCGGGTTTGCCTTTGGCGGCCGGTTTCGGCGCCTCATGGGGCAGCGCGGTGTCTTCCAGACGACTCAGATGCTCACGGGCACGCACGATCACTTCGCTCGGCACGCCGGCCAGTTGCGCCACGGCGAGGCCATAACTCTGGCTGGCCGGCCCCGGCAGCACGTGGTGCAGGAACACGATGCGCTCGTTGTGCTCGGTGGCATTGAGATGCACGTTGGCCACCAAGGGTTCGGCCTCCGGCAGCACGGTCAGTTCAAAATAGTGCGTCGCGAACAGCGTATACGCACGCAGGTGCGCCAGACGTTCAGCCGCAGCCCAGGCCAGCGACAGTCCATCGAAGGTGCTGGTGCCGCGACCGACTTCGTCCATCAATACCAGGCTTCGTTCGGTGGCGTTGTGCAGAATGTTGGCGGTCTCACTCATCTCAACCATGAAGGTCGAACGGCCGCCGGCGAGGTCATCGCTCGAGCCGATCCGGGTGAAGATGCGGTCGACCAGCGACAATTCGCAACTGGCCGCCGGTACGAAGCTGCCGATATGCGCGAGCAGCACGATCAGCGCGGTCTGGCGCATGTAGGTGGATTTACCGCCCATGTTCGGGCCGGTGATCACCAGCATGCGCGTGTTGTCATCCAGGCTCAGGTCGTTGGCCACGAACGGCGTCGTCAGCACTTGCTCGACCACTGGGTGGCGGCCCTGAGTAATGCGCATGCACGGCTCGCTGACGAAGCGCGGGCAGTTCAGGTCGAGGTTCAGTGCACGTTCGGCGAGGTTGCTCAGCACATCCAGTTCGGCCAGCGCGCCAGCGGTGTCCTGCAGCGGTGGCAACTGGCTGATCAGGTCTTCGAGCAGGGCTTCGTAGAGCATCTTTTCACGGGCCAGTGCACGGCTCTTGGCGGACAGTGCCTTGTCTTCGAACTCTTTCAGCTCTGGGGTGATGAAGCGCTCGGCACCCTTCAAGGTCTGGCGGCGGATATAGTCCGCTGGCGCCGACTCGGCCTGCTTGCTCGGCAGTTCGATGAAATACCCGTGAATGCGGTTATAACCGACTTTCAGATTGGCAAGGCCAGTGCGGGCTTTTTCCCGGGCCTCAAGATCGATCAGGAACTGACCGGCGTTTTCGCTCAGCGATTGCAACTCGTCCAGTTCACTGTCGTAACCGGTTTTCAGCACGCCGCCGTCGCGGATCACCGCGGGCGGGTTGTCGATGATGGCTTTCGCCAGCAATGCCGCCAGTTCCGGGTAGGTGCTGGTGATGGTCGCCAGATTTTGCAGGTGCGGCGCCTCCAGATCGGTCATCGCCGCTTGGAGTTCCGGCAATGCACCCAGTGCATCGCGCAGACGCGCAAGGTCACGCGGTCGCGCATTGCGCAGGCCGATCCGCGCTAGAATGCGCTCGATGTCACCGATTTCCTTGAGCTGCGGTTGCAGCTTCTCAAAGCGATAGCGATCAAGCAGGCAAGTGATCGAGGTCTGACGCGCCAACAATACGGTCAGATCGCGCAGCGGGCGGTTCAGCCAGCGGGTCAGCAAACGGCTGCCCATGGCCGTCTGGCAACGATCAACCACCGATTGCAAGGTGTTGTCGCGACCGCCCGCCAGGTTGGTGTCGAGTTCCAGATTGCGCCGGCTCGCACCGTCGAGCACCACCGTGTCATCCAGGCGTTCATGACGCAGGCTGCGCAAGTGGGGCAGGGCGGTGCGCTGGGTTTCCTTGGCGTACGCCAGAAGGCAGCCGGCGGCGCCGATGGCCAGCGTCAGGTTCTCGCAACCGAAGCCTTTCAGGTCCTGCGTGGAAAACTGCTGGCAAAGGCTTTTCAGCGCCGAGTCGCGCTCGAAATCCCACGGCGCACGACGGCGCACGCCACGGCGTTTTTCCGCCGGCAGGTCTTTCGGCCAGTCATCCGGAATCAGCAGCTCAACCGGATTGACCCGCTCCAGTTCCGCCAGCAGGTTTTCCCAGCCCTTGATCTCCAGCACGGTGAAATTGCCGCTGGTGATATCCAGCACCGCCAGACCGAACAGACGCTCGTCACCCAGCACTGCCGCGATGAGGTTGTCGCGGCGCTCATCGAGCAACGCTTCGTCGCTGACCGTTCCCGGTGTGATGATCCGCACCACCTGACGTTCGACCGGGCCTTTGCTGGTGGCCGGATCGCCGACCTGCTCGCAGATCACCACCGACTCGCCAAGCTTGACCAGTTTCGCCAGATAGCCTTCCGCGGCGTGATAGGGAATGCCGCACATCGGAATCGCCTGCCCCGCGGACTGGCCGCGCGCAGTCAGAGTGATGTCGAGCAGCTTGGCGGCCTTCTTCGCGTCCTCATAGAAGATCTCGTAGAAATCGCCCATGCGGTAGAACATCAGCTGATCCGGGTGCTGATTCTTCAGTCGCCAGTATTGCTGCATCATCGGGGTGTGGGAGGACAGGTCGGAGACGGCTTTATTCATCGGATTGTCAGGCAACTCGTTAAAAGAGGTAGGGCAAAAGCGCGGCATCGGCCGGGCGTTTCCGCGATGGACGCAAGGTTACCATGGGCGCTCAATCGGACGCAGGCATCGCGGTCGATTGGCGGGTTTGTTCATCGAAATGTTGTTTTATGCATGTTATATGCAAAAGAGCATTTGTCTTCGCAAAAAACTTCAAGCACTATGCGCGTTATGCAAAAACGCAACGTAGCCTCCGTCTTAAGAGCACTGCTCGATCAGCACGGGATCTCCCCCACGGAGCTCCATCGTCGCACCGGCGTGCCTCAATCCACTCTCTCGCGGATTCTCAGCGGGAAGATCGTCGATCCTTCGGATAAACACATTTCGAAAATCGCCGAATACTTCGGCGTGAGCACCGATCAGCTGCGCGGGCGCGCGGACGTCGCGGCGACGTCCGGCGGCGGGCGTGACGACGTGCATGCGGAACTCAAGGACATAAGCCTGTGGGACGACGACACCCCTGTCGATGACGACGAGGTGTCGGTGCCCTTTCTTCGTGAGGTTGAATTGGCTGCTGGATCAGGAAGATTCGTCATCGAAGAGAGCGAGCGCTCTAGCCTGCGCTTCGGCAAGCGCAGCCTGCGCCATAACGGTGTGCAGTTCGACCAGGCCAAATGCGTGACGGTACGCGGCAACAGCATGTTGCCGGTGCTGCGCGATGGCGCCACCGTCGGTGTGAATGCGGGCAAGTGCGGCATTGGCGACATCATCGATGGCGACCTTTATGCGATCAACCACAACGGCCAGTTGCGGGTGAAACAGCTCTACCGTCTGCCGACCGGGATCCGTCTGCGCAGCTTCAATCGCGATGAGCACCCGGACGAGGACTACAGCTTCCAGGAAATCCAGGAAGAGCAGATCGTCATCCTCGGCCATGTATTCTGGTGGGGCATGTACGCCCGCTAAGCCCATCACTTTCAGATAAGCCCGCCCCTCGGCGGGTTTTTTTTCGCCTGCTGAAAGCCGCCAACCCCTTTGGCAGCGGGGCTTCCATGCATTCGTGCATTCTTGATGCATAAATAAATGCATTTACGCATTGACTGTATATGCATCCATGCATATTCTTGCCACCAAGCCGCTCGACAAAGCGGCTGGCAAGACAAGCTCTTTAGTTCCACAAGCACAGGCAGCGATGAACCGGCCTCAACGGTTCAGAGGGTTGGCAACTGACCCGGGTGTGCAGCGTAAAGCACCAGAAGCAGTTATCCGGCGGGCAGGGACCGCGGTCGGAAAAACAATCTGAATGACTCGTACCGCGCCAGTAGCGCCGAAAAGTCAGCTTCCTTCTTGAACACTGGATTTGAAGGAAGGCGAAGGAGCGCATTACTGAAAAGCCTGGCGTGCAAGCGCCGGGCTTTTTGGAATGCCTGCCTCAAGAGAAACCGTTTGAACCAACCCATCACTCATCAATCACCCACGGAGGCGTGACATGACAAACGAGCAACAAGCGTTGGCGGACATGCCGATCTGGCTGGTCATCCTCCTGGCCGTCGTTGGCGGGGTGTCCGGCGAAATGTGGCGCGCGGACAAGGAGGGCGCCCGCGGCTGGTCATTGCTGCGGCGCCTGGCCTTGCGCTCCGGCGCCTGCATGATCTGCGGCGTGTCGGCGATCATGCTGCTGTATGCCGCAGGGCTGTCCATATGGGCCGCCGGCGCATTCGGCTGCCTGACTGCCATGGCCGGTGCCGACGTCGCCATCGGTCTGTACGAACGCTGGGCCGCCAAGCGCATCGGCGTCTGCGAAGTGCCACCGCGCGATCCACAGTAACCCATCACTTTCCTGACTCGCTGCACGCTGTGCGGCGGGTTTTGGCGTGGACATTAGAAAAGGAGGTCACGCATGCCCATCCCGATCCAGCAGCCCTCGCAGCTGTACACGGCAATGGCAACAACCTTGCGCAACAGCGCCGGACTCAACGTGCAGGTCGGCCATCAGGAGGATTTCAGCGCACCTGGCGCACAGGCTTGGGTGTTGATCGATGTTGACCGCAATGCACCGGGCGTTCGTGCTGCTGACGGGCGTATTGCCCATGTGCTGACGCTGTCGCTGCAAGTCATCCCGGCACTTTCCGCCAGTGCCTTTGCCGCCTGCGATCTGATCGCCGTGCTGAAAAATCTGATCACCGACAATCGCTGGGGGCTGCCCGGCGATCAGTGTGATCTGCCGATGAATATCGACGGTTTGCCGTCAATTCACGGCGAGCAATACAAAACCTGGACGCTGACATTCGAGCAGACGCTCTATCTCGGCCCAACCCTCCTTAACGACCCGCTGGGCATCCCCAGATTCGCCCGTACCTGGGAGGTCAGCGACATTGACGACCCCGATCAATACACCGCGCTGGAGGCCTGACGAATGTTCGATGCACTACTGCGTATGCAACTGGGCCCGGTCATCGAGCGGCTGGCGGAAATGGAAGCGGACATCGAGGACCTGCACCGACGCGCCGAGAGTTTCTGTCGGATCGGCCTCTGTCAGACCGTCGATGCCGCCAGCAATACCTGCACGGTCAGCCACGGCGGTTTGCTCACGCCGGCGATCAAGTTCTTCAACCCCAGCGCGGGTGCGCAAAGCGAATCGCGGATTCCGTCGATGGGCGAGCAATGCCTGCTGTTCAACTACGGCAGCGGCGAAAGCGGTGCGCAGAGCGTGGCGTTGTTTGGCTTGAACAGCGATCGTTTTCCACCCGCCGCCTCGGTGCCGACGCTGACCCGACGAGTGCACCAGGACGGCAGCGAAAGCAGTTACGACGACGCCACTCACACCTTGCACTGGCAAAACGGCCCGGCCGCGTTCAACGGTTCTCGCGAATCGCTTGAGCTCAGCATCGGCCCGGCGCGACTGGCGCTCACGCCACAACTGATCACCCTGCAACTGGGTGCCGTGGGCGTGACCATCGACGCTTCGGGCGTGCACTTCAGCGGCCCGTTGGTCGACCACCAAGGCCGCGTCATTAGTCCCTGATTTCAAGAGCTTTCCATGATCGGAATCGATAGAGACAGCGGGGCCACGGTTGACGACTGGCTGCAGTTTGTGCAGCGCGCGACCCGAGCCCTGACCACACCGCTGGGCACCCGGCAAAAACGGCCCTTGTACGGTTCGCTGATCCCCACGTCGCTGGGGCAGAACCTCGGCGATGACGTGTTGCTGCTGGCGCAGAGCCACGCGGCGCAAGCGTTCTACAACGTGCAGAACGGCATCGGCGATTTTCAACCGCAAGTGATCGTCGCCAGCCGTCAGGGCGCCGGTCTGCTCCTGCGTTTCGCCGGCACCTGGAAAAACCGCCAACAAACCTTCGAGGTCGTGACATGAGCATGTTGATTCCCGGCCAGAACCAATTGGTCGAACCCGCACTGATCAAGGTCGACGCTTTCGAGGACCTGCTCGCCGAGTTCAAGGCCTTCGTCGTCGACTACGTCGCGGCACGCTCGCTAGACAGCGCGATAAAACTCAAGACCAGCCTGGAGAACGAAAGCGAACTGCTGACCCTTGCACTCGAAGCGTTCTGCGTGCGGCTGCAAACCCACGAGCGCAAATACAACGCCCGCATCAAGCAGATGCTGGCGTGGTGGGCGACCGGCAGCAATCTTGATGCACGGCTGGCGGACATGGGCCTTGAGCGGCAGTTGCTTGATCCCGGTGACCCGGCCGCGTTTCCGCCAGTGCCGGCAATTTATGAAAGCGACGACGATGCTCGCTTGCGTTATTACCTGGCGCCACACGCTCCGGCGGCGGGTTCGCGGATGCAGTATCGCCGCGAAGTCTTCACCCTCGGCGAGCGTCCGGCGGTAAAGGTGGGGTCCACCGAGGCAGGCGTGGTGAATGTCACTTACACCTTCAACCCGGACGGCCTCGCCGCGCAAGTTAAGGATGGCAATGCCCGGCGCACCGCACCGGGCGAAGTGCAGGTCACTGTGCTGTCCCGCGGCGGTGATGGCACGCCTTCCGCGACATTGCTTGACGGCGTTCGTCAGCACTTCGCACGGCCTGATGTACGACCGGAAACCGACTTGGTTACCATCAAGGCAGCCGACATTCAGCGCTACAAGATCCGCGTTGTCGCGAAGATATATTCCGGCCCTGACTCAGGCCTGACCAAAGTCGCCGCGCAACAACAATTGCAGGCCTACGCCGACAGTTGCCATCGCCTCGAAGGCCGGGTCGATCCAAGCTGGATCGACTACATGCTGCACAGTGCCGGCGCCGTGCAATTGCAGATTCTTGAACCGCTAACGCCGATCGTGACTACGGCGTTTCAAGCGCCGTATTGCACTGCGGTCGAGGTCGAGGTGCTGACGCTATGAGTGAAAAAACTCAGCGCCCAACACTGCTGCCGGCCAACAGTTCGGCACTTGAACGAGGTCTGGACCTGGGCTTTGGCGCCTTGCTTGATCGCATCGCGCCGCCGTTCCCGGAGCTGATGAACCCAGCAGAAACACCGGTCGCCTTTCTGCCGTATCTGGCAGCGGATCGCGGTGTTGCTGAATGGAGCACCGCCGCACCGGAAGCAGAAAAGCGCCTGACCGTCGAACTGGCCTGGCCCACGGCACGTCAGGCCGGCACTCGAAAAGCGCTGGAAAACGCTGCCAAGGGTTTGCAACTGCGCCCGGAAATCCGCGCCTGGTACGAACAGACACCGCCCGGCGCCCCCTACAGCTTTTCCGTGCGCGCCTTCACTGAACAACCTTACAGCGAAGCCATCGACGCCCGTCTCGACCGACGCCTGGCCAATGCCAAAAGCGAGCGGGATGTGCTGACCGTCTCGGTGGGGCTCAGCGCGTTCGGCAATCACGTCATCGGCGCCGCGACGTTCTGCGGCGAGCTGACCACGGTTTACCCGGTGTTCATCGAAGGCCTGGAAACCTCTGGCGAGGCGTTCATGGCCGCCGCTTTGTACACCGTCGAAACATCCACTATTTATCCTCAGGGGGCCTGAATGGCTGACTATTACACCCTGCTCACCAACGCAGGGACTGCCTACGAAACGGCGTGCAAGGCCGTGGGTGTGCCGATCAAGCTGACGCAGATTTCGGTCGGCGACGGCAACGGCGCGGTCTACAACCCGGCCGCGACCGCCACCGCGCTGAAACGCGAAGTCTGGCGCGGACCGCTCAATGCACTGTTCCAGGACGAGAAAAATCCGAGCTGGCTACTCGCCGAAGTGACCATTCCGCCGGATGTTGGCGGCTGGTATGTGCGCGAAGCAGGGCTGTGGACCGACACCGGCATTCTCTACGCCGTCGTCAAATACCCGGAGTCGTTCAAACCGGTGCTGGCGACGTCGGGCTCGGGGAAAGAGTTTTACATCCGCTCGATTTTCGAGACGAGCAATGCGTCGCTAGTGACCCTGCAGATTGATGACACGGTGGTCAAAGCCACGCGTGCCTGGGTCATGAGCTATCTGGCCGAAGAACTCGGCAAGCTCGACGGCAAACAATCGGTGCGGGTCGCGGCGACTGGCAATGTCGTGCTGAACGGCGCGCAGCAGATTGATGGTGTGGCGGTGATCGCCGGTGATCGTGTGTTGCTGTCGAGCCAGACACCGGCCAAGGACAACGGCCTGTGGATTGTTGCCAATGGCGAGTGGCAGCGCACGGCTGATGCCGACTCCACCGCCAAAGTTACGCCGGGCCTCACGGTGATGGTGGAGGAGGGCTTAGCGAATGGAGATTCGCTGTGGCACATGACCTCCAACGGGCCGATCACGCTAGGCACTACTGCGTTGACGTTCAAGATGCTTGCAGGGCGAACCGGGATTGCTGCGGGGACTTACAAGAGTCTGACTGTTGATGAATATGGCCGCGCGACGGCTGGTGCCAATCCTGAGACATTGGCCGGTTTTGGCATCAAGGATTCGTACACCAAAGCTGAAGTTGAAGCACTGATCGCCAAGGCTTCTGCGTTGCCGGTGGGTTCGATTGTAGCGTTTCCGGTTGACGCGCCACCACCGGGTTTTCTGGAACTGGATAACAGCGTCAAGAGTAGCGCTACTTACCCGGACTTGAGCGCTTATCTGGGTGGCAAGTTCAACAAGGGCGATGAGGGCGTTGGCAATTTCCGGTTGCCAGAATCGCGTGGTGAGTTTCTACGTGGTTGGGATCACGGACGAGGTGTTGACGCGGGACGGGAAATGGGAAGCTTCCAAAAGGCAACCCTCTTAGCGACCGATGCAGTAACCCCCGCATTGACAGCGCTGCAAGACACGACCGTTGGGTTCAAGCTTGGGCCGACCCTCACTGAGAACAGTCATTCCTATGTTGGAGGTGACGTTGTCAATAAGGCCATGTATCCGGATACCGGCATTTCCGTTAGCACGGCTGAGAGAGCAGGGCTGTCATTTTTAGATAGTCTGCCCATTTATGATCGAGGCAATCTTGTTGGGACGCGGCCACGCAACCTCGCCGTTATGTGGTGCATCAAAGCCTGGAATGCGCCAGTCAATCAGGGAAACGTCGATATCACTGCACTGGCTACGCTGGCGCAACACGCCTCCGAAACCAATCAAGGCACAGCAAAAGTCGCGACTCAAGTGCAGACGGATGCAGGCTCGGACGATAGAACGATTGTCACTCCCAAAAAAATGCGCTGGGGATTTTCAATCAGCGTATCCGGGGACATGAGTGGTAGCTACGTCATCTTCCCGAGCTGGCTTGGAGGTTTGATTCTCCAATGGGGCATGACGCTTGCCATTCCCTCTGGAGGCAATTACGTACAGGTTTTCCCCTTAGCCTTTCCAATGGTAAACCCATCAGTTTTTACTACTTATCCCAATACAGCGACGGATGCTCCCGTTGGATCGACCTATATCGGGCAAATCAAAGGGATCAGTAAAGCAAACGTGACCATTCGCAATACGGGACAGGCTACCGGACAGTTTTATTATTTTGCAATTGGTCGCTAACACACCAAGTGGTGAGGATTAATCATGAAGTTTGCAACATTTGATGAGAGCGGAACGCTGATGGGGCGATACGACTCAAGCATTCACAGCGTTATACCCGAGAGCGCAATTGAACTTGACGAAGCAGTATTTCAGGCGACCAGAGCGGATACAGACGGCGTTTGGAAACGAGTAGACGGGGAAATCGTCAAAGTCGCGCTACCCGATGTTTCTTCGAATAACGCTGCAGCGTTCGCAACTGAGCGTTTTGCACGAGAGACATCAGGCATAACGGTAGAAAACTTAAGCATCGAGACGACCCGTGACAGCCAGGCACTCATCGCCAGTACAGGACTGTCAGCGATTCTCGACGCGGAGTACCGCTGTAACTTCAAAACGCTGGATGGATTTGTCCACATCAACGCAACGCAAATTCTGGCTATTGCCAAAGCTGTCCGTGCTCACGTCCAAGCCTGTTTTGACCGGGAGCTCGAGCTGTTGAATGCGCTCGAGTCGGGCACTTACACAGACGAAATGCTCAAGGATGGCTGGCCCGACACTTCGTCGACCGAGTAAGTCGACTCACTTCAATAAACGCCCCTTACCCTGGGGCGTTTTTTTGCCCGCGTAAAGCATTCAACACCCGCCAAGCCCCTCCGTTGGAGGGGCTTTCCCGTTTATGGAGAAACGAAAAATGGCAAACCGCCAAACCTACACCGTGCTCGTCCCATTCCCCACCAGCGGTGGGCACTGGTCGAGCGTCGGTCAAGAGCTTGATCTGCTCGATGTCGAGGCCAGTGCCTTGCACAGCGCCGGGCGTCTGCAACTGAAAACATCTTCCACCCAGGCCAAAAAGGCCGCTGCCAAGAAGGCTGACTGAACATGGCTGAGGTTTTGAACTTCGAGCACAACGGCATTACCGTCAATGCCACCGAATCCCCCGAGGCCATGGGTGGCCTGGGTGACAACGTCATCGGTCTGGTCGGCACCGCGCCGAACGCCGATCCGCTGATTCCGCGGAACGCACCGTTCCGCATCAACAGTTTCACCACCCATGCGCTGCTCGATCCGAGCGGTGCGGAAGAGGGCACGCTGTACCACGCGGTCTACCAGATCCTCAAAGTGGTCAAGGTGCCGGTCTATGTGGTGATCGTCGAAGCGGGCGCGACCCCGGCCGATACGGTCAATGCGGTGATTGGCGGTGTCGAGCCGGCCACTGGCCGCAAGCTCGGTCTGGCTGCGCTGGGCAGTGTCCCGGAAGACCTGACCATCATTGGCGCGCCGGGCTTCACCGGCAGCAAAGCGGTGGCCGGTGAATTCGCCTCGTTCGGCAAGCGCATCAAGGCCCGTGTGGTGCTGGACGGCAAAGACGTTTCGGTGGCCGATCAGGTGCTGTACAGCCAGGAACTGGGCGGCGCCGAACTCGGTTTCGACCGTTGCCTGGTGGTGCACAACATGCCTGCGGTTTACTCGAAAGCGGCGAAGAAAAACGTTTTCCTCGCACCGTCCAGCCTGGCGATCGCCGCGCTGGCCAAGGTCAAGCAGTGGGAAAGCCCGGGCAATCAGGTGACCTTCGCCGAAGACGTCTCGCGCGTCGTCGAATACAACATCCTCGACACCTCCACCGAAGGCGATCTGCTCAACCGCTACGGCGTCAGCTACTACGCGCGCACCGTGCTGGGTGGCTTCTCGCTGCTGGGCAATCGCTCGATCACCGGCAAGTTCATCAGCTACGTCGGCCTCGAAGATGCGATCAGCCGCAAGCTGGTCAAGGCCGGCCAGAAAGCCATGGCCAAGAACCTCACCAAGTCGTTCATGGACCAGGAGGTCAAGCGCATCAACGACTGGCTGCAGACTCTGGTTGCCGACGAAACCATTCCTGGCGGCAGCGTTTATCTGCACCCGGAACTCAACAGCGTCGAGAAGTACAAGAACGGCACCTGGTACGTAGTCATCGATTACGGCCGCTACGCGCCGAACGAACACATGGTTTATCAACTCAACGCCCGCGATGAAATCATCGAGCAGTTCCTGGAGGACGTTCTCTAATGTTTACCAACCGTAATCGCCAGGCCATCGCGGCCACTCTGCAAGGCTTGCCGCTGTCGGCGACCGTAGAGGAATTCACCCCGCCGAAAATCGAATTCGACATGGAAGAAATGCGCGGCGGGCGCTTTATCGTCGAAGAGATGGCCAAGGGCGGCAAGGCGCTCAACGCCAAGCTGACCCTGCAAGGCCTCGGCGCCGAAGTGATGCTCGCACTGGGTGTGAAGCTGGGCGACGACATCCTGCTGAACGTGCGTGAAGCCGGTCAGGATCAGGACGGCAACACCTGGTTTACCTACCACACCGTGGGCGGTCAGCTGAAATCCCTTGAAGAAACCGCAGTGAAAATGGGCGAAAAACCCAAGACCAATCTGGAGCTGTCCTGCCGCACCTACAACCGCCTGGAAAACGGCGTGCCGGTGATCGACATCGACGTGCGCACGCAGAAGTTCGTGCTCAACGGCGTCGACATTCTCGGTGACGCGCGACGTGCGGTGCTGATGCCGTAACCCCCGGGCACACACCAAACCCCTGTAGGAGTGAGCCTGCTCGCGATGGCGGTGGGTCAATCAACTCAATGTTGGAAGTGCCGCCCTCATCGCGGGCAAGCCCGCTCCCACAAGGGGTTTCAATAATTCCCAAAGAATCACCAAGGAATTCATACATGTCGTGGATGCCACCCCAACATGAACTGCTGTCGCCGATCACTGGCGACGATGGTTCGCAAATCGAAATCCTGCAGCTCAAACCGCTGTTTTATGCTGCACAGAAAGAAGCACTGGAACGCGCCGGCGATGACGAAGACGACCAGTTTTTCGAACTGGCACTGCTCGCCACCGGCCTGTCGGTCAAGGAACTCGACCAGCTCAAGCGCCCCGATTACGTGAGCATTGCGCAGTACGTTCACGAGATGTCGACGCGTCCAGCGTCGTTCTTTCTGGAGCAGGTCGAAGACGCGGAAAAGTCCGCCGACCCCGATCAAGTGCAACTGCTGCAACCGCTCGCCATCACTGGCCGCACCGTGACCTCGCTGAGCCTGGAAATGCCCGCGCTGCGCGCCACCAAAGTGATGAAGAAACTGAAAACGGCCAAGGAACGCGCCGAATTCATCACCGCTCATTGCACCGGCCTGATGATCCCCGATCTGGCCCACCTGAGCGTGCCGGACTGGACGCAATTGCAGGTGCGCATAGACGATTTTTTAAACCAGCCGGCGGCTTACTTTCGGAACGCGACATCGAAGTAATCCTCGATATCGTCCCGCTCATTTACCCGGTAAGTGAAGCGGAGATTCTGGAATGGGACGCCGAAAAGGCGTTGCGCCGCTACGACATAGCGATCACTCGCCTTGGCGTGAAACAGGAGTAGAGCGGCATGGCAGAGAACAAGTTTGCGCTCACCTACGTCGGTGAGGGCGGCCTTACAACAAGCGGATCCACGCTAGGCGATAACCTCGTCAAACCTGTGCAGGATTTGACCCTGGCACTGGCATTGGCAAGCGTGGACATCCGTCTGCTGACCCAAGAGCAGATCAAATTGCGCGAACTGCTGGTGAGCCAGCAATCGCTATTCAAAGTCGTGGCGACGGCCCCGTCTGCCAATAGCGAGGCGAAGTCAAAACTCAAGGCAGAAGTCGAGCAGCGCTCACCACCTAAAGCCATGCAAGCGGCGATGGCGCAGCAGACCGCTTTGTCTGAGCTCAATCGAGTGGTGAAACTGGATAAAGACCAGCTCGCGGCGCTATCACAAGAAACCTTGAGAATGGCCAGCGAAAAACCGGTTGCTCCCAGTGGCGCAACCGGTGTGGATTTATTGCAGGTGCAACTGGCAGCCGCCAGATCTGGGGTGGGTGAAGGTCTGGAGCCCGAGCGCAAAGCTGCCGCCTTGACCGAATTCGCTCGCGACGCGGCGATCAACGCTTCGGCGTTCGGCGTTGATGTGAAAACAGCCAGTGAGATGATGTTGGCCTGGCAGTCAGCGATGAATCTTGATCGCGGCAAAAGCCAAAGCCTGGCCGATGCGACCAACTATCTGGGACATAGCACGCTGGACGCAAAATCTGCGGATATCGGCTCAGTCGTGCAAAGTGTGGGTGAAAAAGCTGTCGCTGGCGGGCTTGCGCCGGAGCAGGTCGCTGCATTGGCCGCAGCGTTTTTGAACAGTGGTGTCGACAAGTCCGCAGCGGGAGCCGGGCTCAACAGTTTGATGACCTTGCTTGCCAAGGCCGACACGGCCACGGATGAGCAGCGCACTGCCTGGGCTTCGCTGGGCAATGATCTGGGGCCAGAGGCTGTCGCCACAGGCATGAAGACCGATACGTCGGCGACCATCATCAAGATCATGGAAGCCCTCAAGGACAAGAAGCCCGAAGAGAAGGAGGCGTTGACCAAAACGCTGTTCGGTGGCAACGACGCGATTCTCAAGCTGCTGAAAAAACCTGAGGATGTGACCAAGGCGTTCGGTCTGCTGACTGTAGCGAATCCACAAGCTCCAACGAAGCTCGATTACGTTGGGTCAGTCGGCAAAGACGCCGACCAGTCAGGGAGCACTTCGCAAGGGCGCTTCAATGCCTTGGATGCCAGCGGTACACGGTTGTCTACGGCCGTTGGCGGAGCATTCACCAATGGGTTCGACGGTGTAGTGTTTTCTCTGGACGCTGTCGCCAGTGGTATGGCCAGGTTTGCCGAGGAACAGCCCAAGGCGACGGCGGCTCTGCTCATGCTAGGCGGCGTGATTGCTCTATCGCGCGGCACACAGATCAAAGTCGCCACGGCCTCGCTCATTCGTGGTGCGGCGACGAAATTGCTGACGACGGCAGGAGCCGGTCCCCTGATCGATGTTCTTGATAGGTCTGTCGCCGCTGGCGATACCGACAAACCCGACAAATCCGAAAAGTCGACGAAGCCTGGAAAACGCCGCAAATCAGCCAGTCCAAAAGCCCCCGTCAAACGGTCATCCGTCGCGCCACGAAAACCTGCACAAACACGCCCGACATTGAGCAGCCGTTTCACCGACGCCAAGGCTATGGCCAAGGGTTTCAGCAAGTCCAATGCTTTGCTGACCGTAGCTGCGGCGGCGCCTGACGTGATCAAGGGGCTGCAGGAAGGCGATAACAAAATGGTCGGCGGTGCGCTAGGTTCAGCCGGCGGCAGTCTGGCGGGTGGTTATGCAGGTGCGGTGACAGGCGCGATGATAGGCAGTTTCATTCCCATCATCGGCACGGCTGTCGGTGGTCTGGTCGGCGGTATTGTCGGCAGCACGTTGGGCAACATGGGCGGTTCGTGGCTTGGTGAAAAACTGGCACCGGCGTCCGACCGACTCGCCCCACCGGCAGAGGTCGCCAAAGAACTGCCAAGCGCACAGACGCAAAACCAACAGGTGAGCTTTTCACCTCTGATACAGGTCACCTGTCCGGCTCCGGACACGGCTGAACAAATCCGCACAATCATCGGACAGCAACTGAGCGGGCAATTTCACGGCCAGTTCCTGCCGTTGATGACCAACAACTCCCTCGCCACCCGCCGCGACGCAGCCCTGACCGATGGAGCCGCCACATGAAACAACAAATGGCACTGGGCAGTTTCATCTTCGGCCTCTCGCGCCAATTTGCGTACCACTCGCTGTTGCGCAAGTCCGATGGCGGCTGGACCGAAATCCAGATCCTGACCAGCAAACCCAAGTCCAGCCAAACCGGGCAGAAGCCGGAAACCCTGACCATCACCGGCAAATCGATGTACGCCGTGGCCATGGACCGGCTCGATGAATTGCGCGCCTTGCAGGCACTGCGCACGCCATTGCCGCTGATCGATGGCATCGGGCGCAATTGGGGCCTGTGGCGAATCAGCAATATTTCAGAAACCCAAAGCCAGATCATCGATGACGGCACTGCGATGGTGGTCGATTGGGTCATCGAACTGGCGGAGTTCAACAATGCGTAAGGTACGAAGCGTGGCCGGTGATTCGGTGAATCTGTTGCTCTACCGCGAAACCGGGCGCAGCGATGACGCTGCCGAAGAAGCCCTGTGGAAACTCAACCCGAGCCTGGCCGAACACGGCCCGGTTCTGCCCGCTGGCATCTGGGTCGTGCTGCCGGAACTCGACAGCAAACCCGCCGCGATAAAAGCGCTCACGGCCTGGGATTAAGGAGGTTGTATGGCATTGGGTTTTACCCCGGTCGTGCAGATTTATGGCGCCAACGCGGATCTTCTCAACCAGCGTCTGATCAGTTGGGAGCACATTGATGCCGCCGGTATCGAGTCGGATCAACTGACCCTGACCATTGATCTGGAAGGTCTCGAAGGGCTGCCGAACCTGGGCGGGAAAATCGGCCTGCGGGTGGGTTACCTGGAAATGGAAGAGATGGTTGACAAGGGCCAGTTCAAAGTCACTCGCCTGACACCGACGCTGTTTCCGTTTCGCCTGACCCTGGTGGCCACTGCAGCGCCTTTCAGCAAGGAGGACGAGACCGGCTTCAAGCAGCGCCGCACCGCCAGTCATGGCCCGACGACGCTCGGTCAATTGTTCAGCAAACTGGTGTCGCAGCACGGTTTTTCATCGCGTGTCGCTGCGGACGTGTCGATGATCAAGATCGCTCACGTCGACCAGACCAATGAAACCGACATGGGCTTTCTGACGCGCCTGGCCAAGAAGTACAACCTGGTCGCCAAACCTTATGGCGATGCGTATGTGCTGGCGCGGCCCGGTCAGATCAAATCAATCTCGGGGCAGAAACTGCAGGATGTGACGTTATCGGTCACCCACAACAATCGTCCCGGCGATCACGCCTTCATCAGCGCCACGCTGGAAGAGGCCGCCCGCGAACAGGCCAAGGGCTGCAAGACCTGTTTTGTCGATGCGGTTACAGGCGTTTTGCATTGGATCGAAACGGGACTGGCGCCGTTCAAAACCATCCGCCAGAAGCAACCCAGTGAAGCCGATGCCATTGCCGTGGGAGAAGGTGAAGTGCGCAAGATGCTCCGGCAAAAATTCAAGGTGAAGATCACCTGCCCGGGCGATCCGCGACTGGCGGCCGAAGGCCTGCTACTGCTCGATGACACCTGGCCGGATTTCATGCGCGGGCGCTGGTCGATCGACAAGGTCACCGCCAGCGGCAATCGTGAAAACAGCTATCGCTGCCTGATCGATGCGAGCGGCCTCGATCCCAAGGCTGAATCCAAAGGCTGATCCCGCAGCAACACACGCCCTGTAGGAGTGAGCCTGCTCGCGATAGCGGTCCCAGTCGAAAACAAAGTGTCTGACCCACCGCAATCGCGAGCAGGCTCGCTCCCACATTGGGTCCTGCGCAATTCTCCTCATTCTGGAACACCCCCATGAAGATCACTCCGATCCTCACGCAGATGCGTGGGCAATGCCCAAGCCTTGCCAATCACATTTCGGTGGGCGTGGATCTGGCGTTGCTGCAAGGCAACCCCAACCTGCCGACACCGTCGGCTCACGTGCTGCCACTGGCCGATCTGGCCACCACCAGCACCGCCCAAAACCTCAACACCCAACCGATCCGCGACCGCTTCGAAATCCTTCTCGTGCTTGATGCCAGCGACGCGACAAAAGCGCTGGATCTGTTGCATGAACTGCGCGCCGAACTGTGGCGCGCACTGGTGGGTTTCAAGCCCGATTCCGACTACAGCGCCATCGTTTATGACGGCGGCGAAATGGTCTCGCTCAACAGCAGCCGCGCGTTTTATCGGCTGCGCTTTTTTGCCGAGTTCCAGCTCGGCCGCAATCTGCCAAGTCAGCCTGCGGAGAGTTGGCATGAACGCGAACTGGACGGTTTGTCGTCCTTTACCGGGGCCACCGTACGGGTCGATGCGATCGATCCGGCCGACCCCAACCTGCAACGCCCGGGCCCTGATGGGCGCGTGGAAATGACTTTCTCTGGAGACGTAACCCCATGAGCAACCGCATCACTGTGCTGCCGGCCGCCGGCCGCGTCGTACCTGACCCGGAGGCCGGCGACCTGCTGCCGCCAGAAGGCCGTGAAGTGCCGGACAGCGCCTGGTGGCGCCGCCGTCTGACCGACGGCGACATCACCCTCAAAACCGCAACAGCCAAACCAAAGGGAGCCAAATAATGGCGATCGGATTCAGCAACATCCCGGCGGACATTCGTGTACCGCTGTTCTATGCCGAAATGGACAATTCGGCCGCCAACAGTGCGACTTCGGCCATGCGCCGTCTCATTGTTGCGCAGGTCAATGACAACATCGCCCCGAGCGAAGTCGGCAAGCTGGTGCTGGTGTCCAGCGTGGCGCTGGCAAAAAGCATCGGTGGTCAGGGCTCGATGCTCGCCTTGATGTACGAGACTTTCCGCAAGGCCGACCCGATCGGTGAGATCTGGTGCCTGCCGCTGCACAACGCTGAAGGCGCGATCGCCAAAGGCGTGCTGACCCTGACCGGCGCAGCCACTCAGGCTGGCGTGCTCAACCTGTATGTTGGCGGCGTGCGGGTGCAGGCCACTGTGGTCAACGGTGCCACCGCGGCTCAAGCGGCCACCGCCCTGGCGCAGAAAATCAACGCCACCGCCGACCTGCCAGTCAGCGCAGCCGCAGCAGAAGGTGTAGTTACCCTGAGCGCCAAATGGACCGGCGACAGCGGCAACGACATCAGCCTGCAATTCAATCGCCTGGGCAAGAGCAACGGCGAAGAAACCCCGGCCGGCCTGACCACTGCGATCACCGCCATGACCGGCGGCGCCGGTGTGCCGGATCAAGTGGCTGCGGTGGCGGCACTGGGCGACGAGCCGTTCGAGTTCATCGCACTACCGTGGTCCGATCTGTCGACCCTCAACACCTGGCAAGCAGTCATGGATGACAGCACCGGTCGCTGGTCGTGGGCCAAGCAACTGTTCGGTCATGTCTACAGCGCCAAGCGCGGCACCGTCGGCACTCTGGTCGCCGCAGGCCAGGCGCGCAACGACCAGCACATGACCATTCAGGCGCTGGAGCCGGGCGTGCCACAACCGTTCTGGGTACAAGCGGCGGCACTGGCTGCGCGCACCGCCGTGTTCATCTCGGCGGACGCCAGCCGTCCGACGCAAAGCGGCAGCCTGCCGGGTGTCGATCCGGCGCCGGCCAGCGAGCGGTTCACCCTGACCGAGCGGCAGTCGCTGCTCAACTATGGCATCGCCACCGCGTACTACGAAGGCGGTTACGTGCGCATCCAGCGCTCGATCACCACCTACCAGAAAAACGCTTACGGCCAGGCCGACAACTCCTACCTGGACAGCGAAACCATGCACCAGTCGGCGTTCATCGTGCGTCGTCTGCAAAGCGTGATCACCAGCAAATACGGTCGGCACAAACTGGCCTCCGACGGCACCCGTTTCGGCGCCGGCCAGCCGATCGTCACCCCGGCGACCATTCGTGGCGAGTTGATCGCCCAGTACGCCAAGCTCGAACTGGAAGGCCACGTCGAGAACGCTGAACTGTTCGCCGAGCACCTGATCGTCGAGCGCGACGTGCAGGACCCAAGCCGCGTGAACGTGCTGTTCCCGCCGGATTACATCAACGGTCTGCGCGTGTTCGCACTGCTCAACCAGTTCCGTCTGCAATACGACGACGCGGCTTGATCGCCGTCATTTTCGCCAAGCTTTCAGCCCACCTCGCGTGGGCTTTTTCATTCAAGGGAGTAACACCATGGGTCAACTGATTGCAGGCACCTGCTACGTCAAGGTCGACGGCGCACAACTGACGATTAATGGCGGCTGCGAAGCCCCGTTGATGGCGGTCAAACGCGAAACCGTCGTGCCCGGTTTCTACAAGGAAACCGACATCGCGCCGTCGTTCAAAGTGACCGCGCTGCATACCGCCGATTTTCCGCTGAAGAAGCTGATCGAAGGCACCGATATCACCGTCACCTGCGAATTCAGCAACGGCAAAGTCTACGTACTGGCCGGCGCCTACCTGGTCGAAGAACCGGTTTCCAAGGGCGATGACGCCACCATCGAACTGAAATTCGAAGGCATCAAGGGGACCTGGCAATGAGCGGCGCCGTGAAGCTTCAGGTTGCGATCGAAGCTCACGGCGAGCCCCTGACCGAACTCGTCCTGCGCCGCCCGACGGTGCAGGAAGTGCGAGCGATCAAGGCGCTGCCGTACAAGATCGACAAGAGCGAAGAAGTCAGCCTCGACATGGACGTGGCGGCGAAATACATCGCCGTGTGCGCCGGCATTCCACCGTCGTCGGTCAACCAGCTGGATCTGGCTGACCTCAATGCGCTGAGCTGGGCCGTTGCGAGTTTTTTCATGAGTGCGGCGTCGGCGCCATCACCGACCTGATCGCCGTCGCCTATGACCTGGCCTGGTTCTGGAAGGTTGACCCCGAACAGATGATGGCCAGGCCACTGGATGTGCTCCGCGAATCGCTGGAGCACGCGCAACGGATCAATGCGATGCAGCAGGTGCAGTGATGGCAGACGAAGAGAAGAAAACCCCGAAACCGGTGCTGATCACCGGTTTCGATGAACTCTCGCCCAAACTCGGCGCCCTGCGCGTGAAGGTCGAGAGCTTCAAAAACAATCTCGAACAGACTGGCCTTGGCAAACTGGACATCAGTGGTCTGTTCAAGGGCGGCAGTGTGATTACGCCGTTCGTGGAAGGGATCAAATCGGCGGCGGCGTTTCAGGGCAAATTGAACGAAGTCAGCGACACGGCGAAAACCGTTGAGCTGCCCGCCGCGCCGAAAGCCGCTGCGCAGAACATGAACGTGTTCAGTGCCTCGATGGAAAAGGTGTCGGCCTCGGTCGACGCCGCCCTGGTGCCGGCCGTTGGGGCGCTGGTGGTCGGTCTGGAACCGGTGCTGACCCAGGTCGGCAGCCTGCTCGCCGACAATCCGCAACTGGTCGAAGGCTTGGCGGCGGGGGCCATCGCCTTTTCGGCGATGCAAACCGCAGTGAGCGGCGCCACGCAGGTGTTCGACGTGATGAGCATGGTGCTCAAGACCAACCCGATCATGCTGATTGCCATGGGCATTGCCGTGGCGGCGGGTTTGATTGTCGCCAACTGGACGCCGATCAGTGCGTTCTTCATCGGAATGTGGGAAGGCATCAAAAACGTCGGGGCGCGGGCGATGGCGACGTTGCGCTCGGTGCTCGACTGGCGACCGTTGGCCACATTGGCGGCGCTGTGGGAACCGCTCGGCGGGCTCTTTGCGGGCGTCTGGGACAAGGTCAAAGCCGTCACCGCGCCGCTGACGGATTTCTTGCAATCGGTGTTTTCCTGGTCTCCGGCCGGCATGATCATCGAAAACTGGGGGCCGCTGACCGGCCTGTTCTCGGCGATCTGGGAATTGCTCGAGGCCTTGAGTGTGCCAGCGATGGCGTTTCTCAGAAACCTGTTCGATTTCTCGCCGATGCAGATGATTACCGAGGCGTGGGGTGGTGTCGTCACGTTCTTCGAACCGATGTTCAGCGGCCTGCGAAAAGTGGCGCAACCGGCTAAAGCATTCCTCGTGTCACTGTTCGACTTCTCGCCGATGCAGATGATCACCAGCGCCTGGGGAGGTGTCGTTGCGTATTTCCAACCGATATTGACGATGCTGCAGTCGGCAGTACAAAGCACCCGCGATATTTTGCGCACGCTGTTCGATTTTTTCCCGATGGAAATGCTCACCAGTGCCTGGGGTGGGATTGTCGGGTTTTTCGAGCCGATCTGGGTGGCGTTGCAAACGTCGGTGCAACGGGTCAAAGGCTTTTTCACCAGCCTGTTCGAGTGGTCGCCGCTGGAGCAGATTGCCCAGTACTGGCAGCCGATCGGTGAGGTTTTTTCGGCGATCTGGGGTGTTGTGTTGGCGCTGTCCGCGCCGGTCGTGGATTTTCTGCACGGCCTGTTCGAATGGAAACCTCTGGATCAGATCATCGAGAGTTGGGGGCCGGTCACCGAGTGGTTCGGCGAGTTGTGGCAAAAACTGCAAACCGTCATTGCGCCGATCAAGGAACTGTTTGACGGCGGCTTTGCCGGCTTGATCGCCAACGTCACCGGCAAGGTTGAAACGCTGACCCAGGCGCAACGCCAGACCAACGCCGAAGGCAAGGGTGAACTCGCACCGGCGTTTTTCGGCGCCAGCCCGACGGCTGCCGGCAATGGCAGCTTGCAAAGCGGTTCGTTGCAGCAGGGTTCAGGCGCGCTGATCCAACAAAGCGCAATTAACAATCGCACGCAACTCGAAGGCGGCCTGACCGTGCGCTTCGAAAATGCGCCGGCGGGGCTACGCACCGAACAACCGCAAACCAATCAACCGGGCCTGGCCGTGGCGTCGCGCATCGGTTATCGCTCGCTGTCGATGGGAGGTTCTCAATGAACTGGCGTGACCGTTTGTTGCCGGCATCCTTTCGCGGTGTCGGCTTCTGGATCGATCAGGCGAAAACCCCGGTCGGTCGCAAGGGGCAATTGCACGAATACCCGCAACGTGACCTGCCGTATTTCGAAGACCTTGGTCAGCAGGCGAAGATTCACGACATCACCGCCTTCATCGTCGGCGCTGATTGCCTGGAGCAGCGCGACAAGCTGCTCAAGGCGTTAGAGGCAGGCAGTGGCGAGCTGGTGCATCCGTGGCTCGGGCGCTTGCAGGTCAAGGTCGGCGAATGCGACATGACCCACACCCGCCATGACGGCGGGCTGGTGACCTTTGCGCTGAAGTTCTATCCCGATAAACCGTTGCCGTTTCCGACCGCGACGGTCAGTACCCAGAAAGTCCTGTTGGCCAAGGCTGACACGCTGCTCGGGTCGGCCGTGGCGCGCTTTGAACAGGCGATGACGCTGATCAAGGCTGCGCGGATCGGCATCGCCAATCTGCGCAACAGCCTCACCGGAGTTTATGAGGTGATCAAGGAACAGCTCAAACCGCTGATCGAGCAGTACCGACAGATCACCGAACTGGTCAAGGCCGTGAAGGAGTTGCCCAAGGAAGTGGCGGCAGAGTTCAAAGGCTTGCTTGGCGATATCAAGGAGCTGAAGGCCTTCGCGAAGGAGGGCTACCGTGGCGTGATTGCCGACGTGTCGCAACAACTCGAAGCCATTCGCAAGGCCGATGCGCCAAAGATCACCACCGGCAAGGACACCAACGCGGCGGCGCAAGCCATGGCCGATCTGGTGCAGGACACGCTGCTGGTGAAAGTGGCGCAATGGGTCGCGTCGATGCCGGTCGCCAGCCCTGCGGTAAAACTCCTTTCGACCCCTTCGGTGGCGCATCAGGCGGATCAGCCGGTGACCCGTCAGGAAGTGCCGGTGACCGAGGAAATGAAAGCGCTGCAGAAAGCGGTCGGAGCGGCGATTGACCCGATGCTCGACAAGGCCGATCCCAAACACCACCAGGCCATCAATGACGTGAAGGAAGCGTTGATTGCGCACCTCAAGGCCGTGGCGTCTTCCGGTGTGCGACAGGTCAGCAAATCGTTTCAGGAAAGCTTGCCCGCGCTGGTGGTGGCTTATCAGCAATTTGCCGATGCCACGCGGGTGACTGAGGTGACGCAGAGCAACGCCATGAACCATCCGGGCTTTGCCCCCAACGACGTCAAAGTCTCCAGGGAGTAAGCCATGAGCGAGATGGACAACCATGTCACGCTGACCATCAACAACATGGAATACGGCGGCTGGAAAAGCGTGGAAATCACTGCTGATCTGGAGCGCCAGTTCCGTACCTTCAAACTCGACATCACCTGGCAGTGGCCGGGGCAGACGGTGGATCAGCGGATCAAACCGGGTGATCCCTGCGAAGTGAAAATCGGCCAGGATCTGGTGCTGACCGGTTACGTGTTCAAGGCGCCGATCCGCTATGACGGCCGGCAGATCAGCCTGACCATCGAAGGCAGTTCCAAGACTCAGGATCTGGTCGATTGTGCCGCCCGCAATCAGCCGAACCAATGGCAGCAACAGCCGCTGCTGAGCATCGTCCAGGCGCTGGCAATGGAATACGCGCTGATGGTGGTCAACGAAATCCCCGAAACCGCGCGGCTGGCCAAGCACACAATCGTGCCGGGGGAAACGGCGTTTCAGTCGATCGATCGGCTGCTCTCGCTGTTGCGGGTGTTTTCCACCGATGACGAGCAGGGCCGGCTGGTGCTGGCCAAACCGGGTAGCGGTGGTCGGGCCAGTGATGTGCTCGAGCTGGGCAAAAACATTTTGTCTGCCAATGCGCCGATGGACTACAGCCAGGTGTTCTCCGAATACCGGGTGATCGGCCAGCAGAAAGGCTCGGACAAGCAGAGCGGGGCGGCGGTCAGCGAAGTCGAATCGACGGCCGCCGACCTGACCTTCAAACGACGGCGCACCACGGTGATCAATGAAGGCACGCAACTGACCTTTGAGTTGGCGCAGCAGCGTGCCCAATGGGAAAGCGCCACCCGCATGGGCCGGGCGCAAACCACTACCTATCAGGTGCAGGGCTGGCGTCAGGCCAACGGCGATCTGTGGCGGCACAACACGTTGGTGCGGGTGAAAGATCCGGTACTGGGATTCGACGGCGACATGCTGATTTCCAAAGTCACCTATTCGCTGTCGGCGCAGGGCTCGGTGACCACCTTGCAGGTGGCACCGCCGCATACCTTCGATGCTGATCCAACGCCAGCGAAAAAACCCCAGACCTGACACCGATCCTTGTAGGAGTGAGCCTGCCCGCGATAGCGGTACACCTGACAAACAAGTGTCGACTGTCATACCGCGATCGCGAGCAGGCTCACTCCTACAGTGGATCGCGTCATTCCCACATTTTGAGAAAACCCCATGAGCCTACTGACACGCCTGCTGGCGCGCGGCACTGTCGTGCTCGCCAATTCGGCCTCCAAGCTGCAATCGCTGCAAATGCGCCTCACCGCCGGCGAAGTGAACGACGACCTCGAACACTTCGAGCCCTACGGTTTTACCAGCCATCCACTGGCTGGCGCCGAAGGTGTCGTCACTTTCATTGGCGGTGATCGTTCCCATGCGATCGCCCTGGTCATCGCCGACCGCCGCTATCGCCTGCAATCGCTCGCCGCCGGTGAAGTGGCGATCTACACCGATGAGGGCGACCGGATTCATTTCAAGCGCGGGCGGATCATCGATTTTGAAACCGCCACGCTGAACATCCGCGCCAGCAGCGCGGTGAACTTCGATACGCCCGTCATCAACCAGACCGGCAAGATCGTTTCCACTGGCGACCAGCTCGCCGGCGGCGTCAGCCAGATCAACCATGTGCACCTCGGCGTTCAGGCCGGCAACGGTCAGACCGGCGTGCCGGCAGGAGGCGAATGATGCTGATCAGCCCGAACCTGCATGCCGCGCTGACCCGCGCGGTGCTGATCAGCCTGTTCACCTGGCGCCGCGCCGCCGATGACGACGCCCTCGACGATGAAGAACGTTTCGGCTGGTGGGGCGACAGCTTTCCCACCGTCGCCGACGATCGCATCGGTTCACGGTTGTGGCTGCTGCGCCGGGTCAAGCTGACCCGACAGACCCAGATGGACGCTGAATTCTATGCCCGCGAGGCGTTGCAATGGCTGATCGACGACGGTCACTGCAGCGCCATCGGCATCCTCAGTGAACGCCTCGACGCCCAGCGCCTGAACCTGCGCACGGTCCTGACCCTGGCCGATGGCGAACGTCTGGACATCAACCCCGATAACAGTTGGCAGGTGATCTATGCCGTTTGAAACCCCTTCGCTGCCGGTGCTGATCAAGCGCACCCAAAGCGACCTGGCCGGCGATTCGCTGCGCCAGTCCGATGCGCAAGTGCTGGCCCGCACCCTCAGCGGCGCCGCGTATGGTCTGTACGGCTACCTCGACTGGATTGCCGAACAGATCCTGCCGGACACAGCCGATGAGTCGACCCTGGAACGCATCGCCGCACTGCGTTTGAACCAGCCGCGCAAACCCGCGCAAGTCGCCAGCGGCAGCGTCAGTTTCAGCGCTACGGCCGGCGCGCTGCTGGACGTCGACACGCTGCTGCAAGCGAGCGATGGCCGCACCTACAAAGTCACCAGTGCACGCACTGCAATCAATGGCAGCAACACGACGACGATTGCAGCGCTGGAGGCCGGCAGCCTTGGCAATGCCGACGCCAGGCTGGCGCTGACGCCGGTGCAGCCGATTGCCGGCGTGGTCGGCAACAGCTTCGTCGTGCTCGCACCGGGTCTCAGCGGCGGCGTCGCACGGGAAAGTCTCGAATCGCTGCGCTCGCGGGTGATCCGCTCGTACCGGATCATTCCCCACGGCGGCTCGGCTGACGATTACGAAACCTGGGCACTGGAAGTGCCCGGCGTGACCCGCGCCTGGTGCCGAGGCGGCTTTCTCGGCCCCGGCACCGTCGGCGTGTACATCATGCGTGACGACGATCCACAACCGGTGCCCAACGACGAGCAACTGGCGCAGGTGCAGGCGTACATCGAGCCGTTGCGCCCAGTGACCGCCGAAGTGCATGTGCGTGCGCCGATTCAGGTGCCGGTGACCTATCGCCTGAAGCTCACGCCGGACACCAGTGCCGTACGCGCGGCGGTCGAAACCCAGCTACGCGATTTGCACAACCGTGAGGCCGACCTCGGCGAGGATCTGCTGATCAGCCACATTCGCGAAGCCATCAGCAGCGCTGCCGGTGAAACCGATCACGTGCTCAGCGCCCCGGTCGCCAACGTTATCGCCAAGGACAGCGAGCTGCTGACGTTTGGAGGCTGCGTATGGGGGGCATAAGAACCGCCGCGCAATATCAGGCGCAACTGCGCGCCTTGCTGCCCAGCGGCCCGGCGTGGGACCCGGAACGTGTGCCGGAGCTCGAAGAAGTGCTGCAAGGCGTCGCCGTCGAACTGGCGCGCCTCGATGCGCGCGCCGCTGACCTGCTCAACGAGATGGACCCGGCCGGCGTCAGCGAACTGGTGCCGGACTGGGAACAGGTGATGAACCTGCCCGACCCGTGCCTGGGCGCCACGCCGCTGTTCGACGACCGCCGCCTCGCCGTACGCCGCCGCTTGCTCGCGGTCGGCAACCAGGCTGTCGGCTACTACCTCGACATCGCCAAAAGCCAGGGCTACCCCAACGCCACCATCACCGAACACGAAGCACCGCGCATGGGCCGCGCCCGTTTCGGCTCGGCGCATTGGGGCACCTGGGAAGCGCAATTCATGTGGACGCTCAACACCGGCGGCCGCCTGCTGCTCGGCCGGCGTTACGGCGCGAGCTACTGGGGCGAGCGCTTCGGCGTCAACCCGGGCTCGGCGCTGGAATGCCTGATCCACCGCAGCGCGCCGGCGCATACCAAGGTGCACATCAATTATGAGTAGGGAGGAATGAGGGATGGATTATCCGAACAGTGTGCCCAGCGCCGGTCTGGTGAATGGCAAGTTTGTCGATGAAAACCCGCTGACCGGGACGCCGGGGTCGTTGATTCCGGCAGATTGGGGTAACGGGGTCACGCTGGAAATTCTCAACGTGATCAATGCGGCCGGGATTACGCCGGACGAGAAGAAATACGATCAGTTGTTGCAGGCGATTCGCAGTGTTACGGCCAAAGATCGAAGCCTGGACTCGGCATTGCCGATCAGCTCATTGCCGTTACCAGCCATCGCGAATGCCGAGGGCCGGCTCGCCGTTACTACCAATGCGGCACCGACCAGCGGAGGCAAGGTTTCGGTTCCTTCTGGCGTACCGGTCAGCCTTGCTCAGGAGGTAGTGGCCGGTCAGTTGGGCAGGTCGCGAACGTTCACTACGTCAAACTGGACCAGCGCCGAACTGTTGCCCAATACCGGATATTTTCTGCGAGCCCAGGTAGTTGGAGACGCGCTGACGTTTTATGTTCAGCGCGGCGCGCCCACTGACGCAGCCCCGGCGTCTCTGAGAGGCATGGCTGATGGCGTGGGTGGTGGCGGATTTTCGTCGACCAGCCTGGACATGTGCGTTGCCTGGATTCTCACCGGAGCGGTGGGAACTGTCCCTTCAGTACTTGCGATTTATAACCGGACGCGGCTCACCTGGAGCCAGACCGTCAATGGGACCGGTGTGGTTTATCTGCCACTTGACCCTCATGCGCGTTCGGCCCGGTTGATTTTCAGCAATGCGACGCCTTCAGCCAGTCTGGTGACCAACGTAGGGTTTCCGGAGGGCAATTGGTTGGGCTCCAGCTACACCTTCCTGAGCCCCGGTGTGCAGACCATCGGTGGCAATCCAGCAGGATGGACAGCCAAAAACCCAAGCGTGATTTCTACCAATAACGCGGTGGGAGATGTGACCGTATCGACTTTGACGGCCAGCTTCGATCACACGCAGCTTCGCTCGTTGTGGCAGACATTTCAGTCGCAACATGGTCTCGGGGCGACAGATGCTTCGAAGGACGAAGCGTTGCACGGCATCGGCATCAAAAACCACCTTATAGCCGATTACACCTCCGGCATTGCGGTGAATTTCAGCAACGCCGTCAATGTTCATTTCTTGTGGGAGTTGATCCGATGAAGGTGATTCAGGAGCTTCATCAGTTCGGCGACGAACTCCGTCCGCCGCAGCCGTCGCTTGCATGCGATTGGGATGGACAGCAATGGCTGGCAAATGCGTCAAAAATGGCTGAACTGGAACGTCAGGAAGTCGAGCGGCTTTGCGCGAAAGTTGACGCCGCCGCCGACAGCGCCCGCGCCGCACTGGCCGGCGGCCCGCTCAAGGCCATGGAATACGCCCAGGCCGCCGCCGACGCGCAGGCTTATCAGGATGCCGGCTACCCGAAGAAGGAAGTCCCGTTGTCGGTCGCAGCCTGGGTCGTCAAGGGCCGCACCGCCAAACAGGCAGCAGAGCAGATTCTCGCCAAGGCCGATCAACTCACCGACCACTTGCTGAGCCTGCGCACCTTGCGCCTGAAGGCCAAGGCGCAGATCCGCGCCCAAGCAGCCAAGGGCAACATCGATCTGGCGCGCCGTGCTGCCGATGATGCGTTGGTAGCGATTCGTGAGCTGATCAGCGAGGTTTCCAGCTAGACCCACGACTCAATTCGACGTCACCCAAGCCCACAATCAACGTGGGCTTTTTTTATTTCGCACAGGCCGCCATGGCGACCGGCCCGACGCGGTTCATTTGTCATTTACCAGAGAACCAGTAATCCATGGACTATCCAAAAAGCGTCCCCAGCGTCGGCCTGGTCGATGGCCGTTTCGTTGATGAGAACCCGGTGGCAGGCACGCCGGGTTCACTTATTCCCGCCGTTTGGGGCAATGCGGTCACGGAGGAGCTGCTCAACGTTGTCACCGGTGCGGGACTGACGCCTGCCGAAGGGGACAATCGGCAGTTGCTCAAAGCCTTGCAAGCCCTCTTGGCATTGGCCAGTCCGATGGGCACGTCAGTGATCAGTGTGTCGGACTCCCACGCGTTGGCGGCAAATGAGCTCGGTCTGGTACTGGTCAATGCGGGCAGTGGTGCGACCACCATCAGCCTGCCGCCATCGGACCGCGCGTTGGGGGTCCGTGACGCCATTGTGCGTCGGGTCGACAACTCGACGTCGCGCCTGGTGGTGCGAGCTTCGGGCACCGACAAAATCAGATTTCATACCCATCTGGTCGCTGCCGGCTATCCGTTTTTCGTGCTGATGGGTTCGGGGGACTGGTGGCATCTGCGCAGTGACGGCGCGGGCAACTGGTGGCCGATCGGACGGTTCGACGGCACACCATTGGGTCGGGCTGTATTCGAGACAACTACGCTGCTCAACCCCGGCGGATACGGTCCGCTTAACGGGGCGGTGTTCAGTCGCAGCGACTGGCCATGGTTGTGGGATCACGCGCAGCAGTCCGGCGCGCTGACCGCCGAGGCCGCAAGAGTCGGGGCCGAAGGAGGCTGGACCAGTGGCGACGGCACGTTGACCTTTCGCGGGCCGGAAGGTCGCGGTGAGTTCATTCGATTGAGCGACGAGGGTCGAGGCGTGGATGCCGGTCGTTCGATCGGCAGTTGGCAGGTAGACATGTTCCGCTCCCATCGCCATGAACTCAAAAGCGACTTGCTGGGCGTACCGCTGGTGTCGGCACAGAACGCGGCACCTGATGCCTTGTTCAACCAAGCCAACATCAGTCTCGGCTTCACCGAAAACACCGGTGGAATTGAAACCCGTCCGCGCAACACGGCTTATCCAGGCCGGATAAAACTTATTTGAGGCCCGCTTGCGGCTTCTTTCATCAGCAAAGGAATTCAACAATGGATTACTACTACGTAGTAGACGAAACCAACCAGATCCTCACCGGCCCGATCGACTTGCCAGTGACGCCGGGCATCGGCGTTCAGATACCCGGTAATGTGATTGTGCTGACGGAGCTGTTGCCGACTCCCGAGGTCGGTTATGTCTGGGTTTGGCGTAATGCACAGGCCTCGCAATTGATCGACCTGCGCAACCGGTTCGTCTATCGCAAGGACAATGGCAACTATGTCTACTGGAGCGAACTGGGCCCGCTGCCTGATTATCTGACGGTCAAGGCACGGCCAAACAGCTACTACTTCTGGAAGGATGACGACTGGGTATTGGACATCGAAGCCGAGCGTGCAGGCTTGGCAGCGCAAGCCGATAGTGAACGCGACAACCGTCTGCGTGAGGTGATCATTCGCGTCGCACCATTGCAATATGCCTATGACGTGGGTGAGGCCACCGCTGAGCAGTCGGCTTCGCTGCAAGCCTGGAAACGCTACGCCCTGAACCTGGCGCGTATCGAGCTGCAAGCGGATTATCCATCGGTCGTTGAGTGGCCGACCGCACCGGCCAGATTCGTGAATTCGCCGACCGTTTAATACGCGACTTACTCACTGAAATACTGACAGGCGGCCTTGTGCTGCCGGCATTCGGCTGCCTGTAAAACTGAAAAAAGGTTCTGACGTGGACTATCCAAGAACTATTCCCGGCGTGGGCCTCGTCGACGGCGGCTTCGTCGATGAAAACCCGCTCGCCGGAACACCGGGATCGTTGATTCCCGCAGCGTGGGGCAACAGCGTCACGCAGGAAATTCTCAACGCGATCAAGGCTGCCGGATTGACCCCGGATGAAGCCAAAACCGATCAACTGGCCACAGCCATCGGCGCCCTCGTTGATTTCACCAGACTGAAAAATACCCCAACCACGTTGGCTGGTTATGGCATCACCGATGCGGTGGGGCGGTTGCTGGCAGTCCGGCAGATCGAGACGGTTGGGATCACGGTTTACAAGCCCAACCCGAGGGCCAGTCGCATTCGTGTGCGTCTGGTAGGTGCCGGTGGTTCGGGCGGCGGCTGTGCACCGGTGGTAGCGGGTTATCACAGTATCGGCGGTGGCGGTGGCGGTGGCGCCTATGGCGAGAGTTTGTATGACGTGAGCGCGGAAATGATGGCCGGCGTACCGGTTTCACTGGGAGCAGGTGGCGCTTCACGTAACGCGATGGGGCAGGCCGGTGGTGGTGCTTCTTTTGGCAGCTACATGAGCGCAGCGGGAGGCATGGGTGGGCAAATCCTGACCTTCCCCGTGACAGCCACGGCAGTCGGCTTCGTCCAGGGTGGCGCCGGAGGGCAAGCCGTGACGGGTGGAAACCTGGCTAACGCACGTGGAATTGGCGGTGGTTATGCCATGTACAACGCCAATTGGGGCGTATTGGCCGGCGGCGGTGGGGCGAGTCCGTTTGATGGCGGCGGCCCGTTGATGGGCCTTAGTGGCCCCGGCACCTCAGGGAATCGAGGCTCGGGTGGCAGTGGTTCTTGTTCGACCAGTGCGTCCGCCTCTGTTCTTAGCGGTGTCGGCGGTAATGCCTTCTGTGAAATCTGGGAGTACGAGTAATGGCCCGTTATGCACGGCTGGAAAACGGTGTCGCGGTCGAGCTGATCGATACCGGTGAGTACGCAATCACTCAACTGTATGCACCGGCTTTTGTCGAGGCGATGGTGCAGGTGCCGGAGGGCATGCACGTTGAGATCGGCGCACCCGTCAGTGAATTGCGCCACGAGGTCGAGCCGTTACCGGTCACGGGCAACCCTGTCGTCATTCCGGTAACTGTCGTCGAGGAGCAAGCGCCTTTGACAGCAGCACGCACCTGGCGTCAGTCCAGCCTGTCGGCTACGGAATGGTGGGTGACGCGGCATCGCGACGAGCAGGCGCTGGGGCGTGGGACAACGCTCAAGCCCGCTCAGTATCTGCAGTTGCTGGAATACCGCCAGGCACTGCGTGACTGGCCTGATTCAAGCCAGTTTCCTTCGTCAGTTTCCCGGCCCTCGGCCCCCGATTGGCTCGCCGCTGATGCTGGCTAACGCCATCAGGTTGTGTGTTTTCAGATCAGGAGATGAGTAATGGATTATCCAAAAAGTGTGCCCAGTGCGGGCCTGATGGACGGCAAGTTTGTCGATGAGGATCCGGTAGCGGGTAAACCGGGATCGTTGATTCCGGCGAGTTGGGGGAACGGCGTCACGCAGGAATTGCTGAAGGTCATCCAGGCTGCCGGTCTTACGCCTACAGAGTCCGCCAATGATCAGCTGTTAGGGGCTTTACGCAGTACCAAGTTATTTGTGACTGCGCCGCAATTTGACAGTGGCAAATCGGTTGCTACGACTGAATTCGTAACCCGAACAGGTTTGCAGTTTTCCGGTTTCGTGTCCTATGGAGTGAGCACCGTTCTGAGTGCTGCCAATATCGGTGGAGTCGCCAGCTTCGCGAATAACTCGCCGATCACAGCGACGTTGCCTTCAACCAACGGAATTGCTCACGCCAGTACCCTTCACGTGATCAATGCGGGCACCGGTATTTTGACGATCAGTCCGGCAGCCAATGAACAGATCGAAACCTGTAATGGCACATTCGGACCGCTGAAGCTGGATCTTGGTGATTCCGCTTATCTGATCAAGCTGAGCAATCAGTGGCGATTGTATGGGGGATCGGTCAGCGACAGGTACGCCACAGCGCATTCCGGTGTCGTAGGCAACGTCGGTTATCAACGCTATCCCAGCGGTAACATCGACCAGTGGGGTGTTGGCACCACGGATGCCAAAGGCGACGTTATTGTCAGCTTTCCTATCTCTTTTCCCAACGCGTTTTCATCGATCGTGGCCATCCACTCGGGGGGCGATGGCGCGATGGTTACCATGTACTCCAACTCTGCGACGAAACAGGGCTGCCGGCTGAAGGTGCGAAGCTACACCGGTGACGTCAGTGCGAACTGGGGTGTTTTTTACCTTGCAAAGGGCTACTGAATGAATCCGTTCAATATTTTGTTCAGCGCCAGTACCCGGGGCGCCTATGTACCGGGTATCAATTCGTCGGACATTCCCGACGACGTTATCGAAATTCCTCAGGGGTACTGGATCTCGTTGCTGCAGCAGATGGCGGTCATCCCGAAAGTGATTGGTGTGCGTGCCGATACCGGCTATCCGGTTCTGGTCGATCCACCGCCGCCTTCACCGGATGAAGCTGCTGACATCGAGCGCTTGTGGCGTGCAGCGCAACTCGCCGCCACCGACGGCCTGGTCGCACGCGACCGCGACGAACTGGAGGACGGCGGCGGCACGACATTGACCACCGAGCAATACGCCGAACTGCAAACGTATCGACGAGCGTTGCGCGAGTGGCCGCAAGGCTCATTCTTCCCGTTCAGTGAGCATCGGCCGGTGGCACCGCGCTGGCTGGCTGCCGCGCTTTAAATCATCAGGGACGTGATATGGATTATCCGAAAAGCATTCCGGGCTCAGGTCTGGAAAACGGCAGGTTTGTCGACGAAGACCCGATAGCAGGAAAGCCGGGGTCGCTGATTCCGGCAAGCTGGGGCAACAGTGTTACCCAGGAAATTCTCAATGCAATTACAGCCGCTGGCCTGACGCCTGACGAAGAACAGACCGATCAATTGGCCCACGCCATTCGACAGCTTTCCAGACCTGACCCGTTGCAACAATTCCCGGTGCAGGTCTATCGCAGGAATTTGTTGATCAACGGTGATTTCCGGATCTGGCAGCGTGGCACAACCAACCAGGGGCCCAATACCGGCGGCTATGTGGCGGACCGATTTCGCTGCGACTGGAACGGTAATGCGGGCGTGAGCATCACTCGTCAGAACTTTGCTCTCGGGCAAGGCGAGGTCTCCGATGAGCCGGCCTGCTTCCTGCGCTGGCAGCAAACCGCTGCGGGCGCGGGCGCGACCGTTCACAAAATCTCCCAGAATATCGAGTCGGTCAGAACGCTCGCGGGTAAAACCGCGACGTTGACGTTTTGGGCCCGATCCGATGCCGCGCGATCATTACAAGTAACCATTGCGCAACAATTCGGCGCGGGCGGATCGGCCCCCGTTGGCAAGCTGGTCGATGCGTTTCAATTGAGCACGGCATGGACTCGCTACACCGCAACGTTCCAGGTTCCTGCCATTGCCGGGAAGATGCAAGGCAGCGGCGACTGCCTGATATTGGCGTTCGACTTGCCTCTCAACGTTCTGCAAACGGTGGACCTGGCACAGGTTCAATTGGAGGAGGGTCCGGTATCCACTCCCTTTGAACATCGGTCCATCGCGCAAGAGCTGGCGTTGTGTCAGCGCTACTACGAAAAGTCTTTCGCGTCCGGGCTGCCGATCAAAGCCAACAATGGCACCAATACCTGTATCTCGACCTTCACCCAGGTCCCGGCAGGAAACACCGGCCAATACGGGATGACGATCGGCTTTCTGGTGCAGAAAAGAGTTCAGCCGACGGTTACCGCCTATTGCCCGGCAGACAGCAGTAATCAGGTATGGAATCAAACAATCAGCAAGGCTTGCACCGGTACACTTCTTCAGGGCGTAACCGATCGTAGTGTTTCTTTTGCCACTGTCACGCCGGTCGGCAGCGCACCGGGGCAGACCTTGCAACTTGAATGGACAGCGGACGCTGAAATCTAGGAGCGACATTCATGGCTTATCAACTCAGCGCCTGCGGCGTGCTGCGCCTGGCTGACTGTGCATTTATCCCCGAGGAACCCGGCAATCGCGACTGGCTGGAATTTCAACAATGGCAGCTATCGGGGGGGCAGGTGCTGCCGGTGGATGGAGTACCCGCAGAAACTGGCGCGACCGGAACCCTGAAAACTCTGGCAAATAAATGGTTGGCACGCAGCAACCGCCAGCCATGATTCAATCGGGGCAATCCAGGGAGGATCAAGCATTATGCAAATAACCGAAAACAACCTTATCGACATCATGCCCGACGCCCGCTCCCAAGCGGGCGTTTTTGTTTCTGCACTGAACAACGCCATGGCGCGTCGTCGCATCGACTCGCCCAAGCGCATTGCCGCGTTTCTTGCGCAGATCGGCCACGAGTCGGGACAGTTGCGTTACGTGCGCGAACTGGGCAACAACCAGTACCTGAGCAAATACGACACGGGTACGTTGGCATTGCGTCTGGGCAACACGCCGGAGGCTGACGGTGACGGGCAGATGTATCGCGGCCGCGGCCTGATCCAGATCACCGGCCGCAGCAACTATCGCCAGTGCAGCCTTGGGTTGTTCGGCGATGAACGCCTGTTGTCCCTGCCCGAACTGCTTGAGCAGCCACAGTGGGCGGCCGAGTCTGCGGCATGGTTTTGGGAACAGAAGGGCCTGAATGAGCTGGCCGATCGTGATCAGTTCAACATCATCACCCGACGCATAAACGGCGGGTTGAACGGTTTGCAGGATCGACTGGAAATCTGGGCGCGGGCGAGGGCGGTGCTATGCCAATCCCCTGGCGAGTGATTGGCATTGTATGGCTGGCCGCCGGTGCTTTTGCGGCGGCCTGGCAGTTTCAGGACTGGCGTTACGGGCGGCAACTGGCGGAGCAGTCACGGTTGAACGCTGAAGCCGTCAATCAACAGAATCTCGCCGCCGCCACCGCGCACCAGGCCGAACAAGATAAACGCCTGGCACTGGAGCAGCGGCTCGCGAGCAGTGAACAAACCCATTTTCGAGCGCTGAGCGATGCCCAACGTGATCAGGATCGCCTGCGCGATCGTCTTGCTACTGCCGATGTGCGCCTGTCAGTCCTTCTCGACGCCAGCGACGTTGCCCCAGGCTGCAACGTGCCAGCCACCGCCGGCGCCGGCCGCGTGGATCATGCAGCCGTACGCGCCCGACTTGACCCGGCGCATGCTCAACGAATTGTCGCCATCACCGACACCGGCGACCGCGGATTGATTGCCTTGCAGGCCTGTCAGGCCTATGTCAGAGCGCTGGCGCCTGCACATTTTGAATGA